CTACAGATCCAATCGGATTTTATTGTTGGTTCATATCGTTCACTTCAAATGGGGGAATAATGCCAAAGGCGAAGTCAAAGGCACAAGCTGGCCTATTCGGTGCAATTGCTGGTGGAACAAAGACAATGCACGGATTGAGTGCCGCTGAAGCAAAGAAGCGTCTCAAGGGCGTGAAAGTATCGAAGTTGCCGAAGTACTCAAAATCTAAAAAGAGAGGCTAACATTGCCAAGAGGTAGACCATTACTCCCGATTGACCCAGAGAAGGTGCGTCAACTCGCACAGATTCATTGTACGCTAGATGAAATGGCGCTCATACTTGGGTGTCATCATGATACGCTAACAGCACGTTTTTCCGGCATAATTAAAGAAGCTAGAGCTACTGGTAAAATGAGTTTGAAGCGCGTCATGTGGAAGAAGGCGCTTGAAGGAAATGTACCTATTTTAATTTGGCTTTCAAAGAACGAACTTGGATATAGCGACACGCCGAAGCCGAATATTGAGGCTATTCCAGAAGACTATCCAGAACCTAAAGTCGAGATGACCGAGACTTGTAGTGATGACGGTCCAGAAGAAGAATAAACGCGCAAGTACGCTGTTTCCGCTTCAAGCCGAGCCATTCAATGACGAAACAAGGCATCACTTCATTCTAGCAGGCAGGCGCGGCGGCAAGACATGGCTTGTCCGTGAACGGCTACTCAAGGAAATCTCAAAATGCCCAGAAGGCGGTGAGGTCTTCTATATCGGGCCCACGATGCAGGACGCCTACGACATTATGTGGGAGCAGTTAGAGAACCGAGTCTATGAACTTGGTTGGTGGAACGTAGCGCATAAATCAAAGCGATGCTTCTACTTTAGCCGTGGGCGAAAGCTCTATATCATCGGCGCTGAAAAGATCCGGCGCATTCGAGGACACAAGGTCTTCTTCGTCGCAATGGATGAGGTAGCGTTCTACTCACAACCTGTACCCGAGATATGGAACGCCGTTCGCCCCGCATTGTCTGACCTTCGAGGCCGCGCACTCGTGACGACTACTCCAAAGGGCAAGGGTACGAGTGCCTATGACTTTTATCTATCAATCAAAAACAAAAAGACATGGCGATACTTCTCCTGGTTCACACGCGACAACCCCGCAATCCCAAAGGATGAAGTAGAGCTAGCGCGCCTCGAAATGGACGAGCGCAGCTTCCGTGAGGAGTACGAGGCTTCATGGGAGTCATTCGACGGACTCGCGTACTATGCTTATGAAGAAAAGAATGTTGTTAAACCATGCCAAACGATTGACCGTGAATATCCAATAGACATTCTCTTAGACTTCAACGTCAATCCAACAACTCTTCTAGTGGCTCAGTATGATTTCAGGAAAGCCCGCATCCGCAAAGAATACGCACTAAGGAATTCTTCAACTCAGGAGACGGTGATTAAGTTCTGTCAAGATCACATGAGCCTACGCGGTACGTCTCTGATTCGAGTATTCGGAGATGCTTCGGGTAATTCTAGACGCTCAACTACAGGATACAGCGACTACCACTATGTAAAAGAAGCACTCAAAGAAAATGGATTTCGTTTCGAGATATGTGTTCCTGGTGTAAACCCACCAATCGTCAACCGTGTGACTATTCTCAATGCCTGGCTGAAAAACGGAAAAGGCGAATGCTTCATCGAAGTAGACCCGTCATGTGAGTACACAATCAAAGACTTTTCATCTCAGGAGGCAAAGGGAAGAATACCGTTACCTAACAATAACTTAGGGCACCGCGTCGACGCCGCAGGGTATTACATCTGGTGGATTCAGTTATTGAGTACTAGGAAGCCCCAAGGTAGCATACAGCTATGATAAAAGTAGAAAAATTATTAGTCGATGGGATTGAATTCAAAAGGTATCCAAACGCAAAATCCAGAACATCTAGGCGTTACTATAGATCCCCAAAGAGGGTCCGGCTACATCGGTACATGTTCGAGAAGCATCACAGAAAGCTATAACGCGGGGAAGTAGTCCACCACATTGACGGTGACTGGAATAATAACGATCCATCAAACCTAGAAGCGGTATCTCGTTCGATGCACTCTAAAATGCACTGGCCTGAAATTAGGAACAACCCAGTTGTTTACAACAAACTTAAGAAGGGGCTAAAAAAAGCGGTAAAGGCTGCCGTGGCCGTCAATCGAGCAAGGCCTAAGTCGTACTACGTCAAACTAGGGAAAATGGGGAGCGATAGCATCCCGTGGGTTGACTCTGTTTGTATTGTCTGTGGGAAAACACATCAGACAAAATTCCCGAAGAGAGCACGATATTGTTCTAACGCGTGTTGTGCCAAAGGAAGACGCATGTCAGGAGCAGACAATATAAAAAGGTTCTGTCTTCGATGCGGATCTAAATACATGGCGTCAAAATACGACCAAAGGAAATATTGTAGCCGCAAGTGCAATCCTGGGAGAGGTAAATCGATCGCTACTAGAAAATAACAACTGAGTGTACAGTTGTAACAAAGCACTCACGGAGGGGGCAAGATATGGCACTTCAAGATGATATCCCAGCATTGCTAGCACAATGGCGAGCCGTAGCGCCTACTATGGCCCATAATGCCGAACTCTTTGATATCCACGAGGGGTTACTCGCCGATTACGTCTTGAAGGATCTCGCAAAGCAGCTACAGCCTCAATCCTATGAGCGCGTAAAGCACCGTCTAGCTCCGATCAATGTCTTGCGACAACTCATCGAGAAGCTTTCTAAGATCTACTCGAAGCCTCCGCATCGCATCCTTTCGATTGACTCCCAGACCGACAAGGAACTCCTGGCCTGGTACGAGCGATGCTACACGGTCAATACGACGATGGGGATTGGAAATGAGTTCTTTAATCTATTCAAAAATACCGCAATCGAGCCCTACGTTCACAATCGAAAGCCAGCACTCAGAACGATTCCAAGTGATCGATTCTTTGTCTACTCAAACGACCCTGTAGATCCAACTAACCCCACTCACTTCGTAAAACTTATGGGCAAGATCACACGAACGGTCAAAGGCAAATCAAAGACCAGTGCCGCGACCACTGAGATCCGCGATCTTTTCTACACGTATACGAAAGACCAGTTCCTTCCGATCGACGATAAGGGCGAGGTCGTAGAAGAGATTTTGATTCAGTATAAGAATCCACAAGGCATCAATCCCTATGGGCGACTTCCTGTTGTGTACGTGAATCGATCGCGCCATGCACTCATTCCGCCGATTGATACTGATACGCTACGCATGACAAAGATCTTCCCGATCCTGCTATCGGACATCAACTACGCGGTCATGATGCAAAGCTTTTCAATCATCTACGGAATCAATATCGATGAAGGCAACATGACGATGAGCCCTGATTCGTTCTGGCGGTTCAAGAGCGACCCATCGTCAAACCAGCCGCCTGAGATCGGGAGTATCAAGCCTCAAGTAGACATTGCTGAAGTCATCGGGTTGATCATGGCGCAGCTTTCGTTCTGGCTTCAGTCTCGCGGCATCAGGCCAGGTGCGATCGGGCAAGTAACGTCCGAGAACTTCGCGAGCGGTGTATCTAAAATTGTGGATGAGATGGACACGTTCGAGGACAGACAAAAGCAAGTGCCGTACTTCGTGAAAGCCGAAGAGGATTTATGGTCTCTCACAATCGAAGCCATGCACCCCGTATGGGTGCGCGAGGGTTTGATCGATGAGAAGCGTCTATTCTCGGGGGGACAGCAAGTGCTGACGATATTCCCGGAACAGAAGCCTATGGTTCGAAGGGCTGATGTACTCGCAGAGGTCGAAAAGGAAATCGCAATTGGGATGACTACACGGAAGAAGGCGTACATGCGCCTCAATCCTGACAGCACCGAAGAGGAAGCCGAGTACGAGCTTGAAGAGATCGAAGAAGAAAACGAGATTTCATCGCCTTCGGATGAAACATCTGAATCTTCAAAGCACACGCATGAAATGCCAAACGGTGAGATGACTGGTCCTGATGTTGGCAGCGGTACGGGCGAGCATTATCACTCGGTTCCAGGCGGTCAGACATCGCGTGATGAGTATGGTC